ATGCCAAAATAGAGACGCTTGACGCTCGACTTGGTCGACGGCCGCAGCTTGGCGGAATTGACCGTCTCGCGAATATTCTCAACCGGGAACGTCTCGCCGAGGGCGGGCAACGACTTCTGCCATGCGCGCTCGTTCTCGAAAATCGTGTCCCGGTCGCCCTTGTCGATGCGGGCGATGAACGCGAACGCGGTGTCGTCTTTCGCCTCGCCCTTCACTATCGCTTGATAGGTGTCCGAATAGGACGTGCCGACGTGCTGCGATGATCGGGACGGAGTGTTCGTACCCAGCAGCATCAGCGCGTTGCCGGCGACCTTGTCGATTGCCGCCTTCCACGTCAGCAAGGCCGCTTCCGACTTCAGTTCGTGGATCTCGTCAGCCGCCACCAACGACGGTCGGGGCCCCGACTGGCTCTCGCCGCTGGCGATCGGCATGAAGAACGACCCGCTATCCGGATGCTCGATCTTCCACGCGTTTTCGAGCTCGCCGCGGATGATGACTTCGCCGAGGCGCTCAAGGCTTTCGCCTTCATCACCACCGGGGACGTCGGCCCGGCACATTGCGACGGCATCGCGGAACAGGACGTTGGCCGTCGCCTTGTCTTCGCCGATCGCATAGCACTGCGCGCGCGGAATATCGCACCAGCCCATGATGTAGACGCCGATCGCGCCCATCAACGGCGACTTCGCCTGCCCCTTGCCCGTTTCCAACCAGCCGGTGCGGTAGCGCCAGCGGTTCGTCGCGGTGCGCCAGCCGAACAGATTTCCGCCGACGAACGTATGGTATTCAAGCGGGTAAAAGGGGTCGCCGGCCGCTGGCCCATCAGTCACCTGAAAGACGGACGGCAGGAAATTCAGGAAGTGCGCCGCCGCGTCCGGCCGCCAATAGATGCCGCGACGCTCACCATCGCGAATATCGCGAAGGTGACGCTCGGCCGCGTGGCGCACCAGCTCACCACAGGTGAACAGCTTGCCGTCGACGGCGGCTTTCGCCCAGGCGGTTGTCGGGTCTTCTTCCGACAGGAAGCGATTAGGCACGGCTCTTCAGGTATCCGCCGCCGGCCTGCTGACGTTTGACCTTCGTCTCGACCTTGGCGGCGCCCGCGCGACGGCGCGGTGAGATGCCAAGCTCCTGCTCCTGCCGGTCGGCATCCGAGCCCGCTTCACGCATGGCGGTGAAGTAGGGACTGAGGCGTGCGATCGATTTCGGGTTGCCGCGCTTGGGCTTCAGCACCGCGCCGCTCTCAGCGACCTCCCGCGAGCAGCGGTCGTAGACGATATAGGCGAGGACCAATCGCTGGATCGCATGAGCATTCGACGCCGACAGCACCTCGCGTTCACGCAACTCGCCGGTGATCCGCCGCCAGTGATCCGCCGCCGCCGCTCGCTCCAATTCGTCGGTCAGCAACAGCGCCCAATCCGGCTCGGAAACGATCAGCCCGGTTCCCTCAATGACGTTCATGCGGCCTCGCTCGCCGGGATTTCACCGAACTTTTTACTCTGAATTTTGATCTCGCTGCGCACGGAGGAGACCGCCGGTGTCCCAGACCGTCCACTCTGAACTTTTAGGGGGGGGTGGGTCAGATCAGACGCGTGGGGGCTGCGCCGCTCGCCAGAGCGCGAACGCTTCGCCGACCGGAGAACCGGCGCGAAGCCACGCGCGTCCTAAGTCTGTCCATCCCTCGGCCATGTCAGCCCCTGTTCCAAGGATGATCGGCGCTGGTCGGTCGACCGTCACGCCCGATGCCGCGCCCCTTGATGGGCTTGGCCTTCGCGAACTGCTTGGCGGTGGCGATCTCATCGCACGGCCCGCAAAGGTTCTCGGTGTTCTCGTCGGTGTCGTCACCGCCGCGTGCCAGCGGCGTGATGTGGTTGACGATGGTTGCGAGGGTGACACGGTCTTGCGCTAGGCAATGCTCGCATAGGCCGTCGGTACGATCGAGGCGGCGTTGACGCTGCGCTTGCCCTGCCCTGCCCCTTAGCCGCTTATCCGGCCCGGTGTGCTGCCATGGCTTGCGGTTCGCCATGTCGTTTCACCTACCCGAAAGCACGAAGTTGCCGGGCTTCCACCTGCTGCCAACGGATCGGATCGGGCCATCGCCCAAGACCACCGCTGTCTGATCGTTGGCCGCGCGACCTTCGATCAAGCCCGATGCGCCGACCGGGATAAGCCCAATCCACAGCGCAGAGCGGGGACTTCCATACCGTAGGACAACCGCGGAAGCGCATGCGCTCCAACGGGTGGGGACGAGGGCAGTAAGGCGATATCGCCAGCCGGTCACGCTCGTCGCGGGCTGCTCATGCAGCGGAACGAGCAGCAGATACGCTCGCACCCCGCAATTGTAAAGTAGGCACCTTCACTTCCGTTGGGCGACCAAATATCCCAACAGTCAACGTCGTCGTCAGGCCGTCACTACTCTCTACGAATGCCTCGAATCCGGTGAACGCCCCCGTGGTGAGCTTGACCTTATCGCCAACGTCGTAGTGCGCGCCGCGTGGCTTGCCCGGTGCACGGCCACTTGCCGGCAGCGACTGGCGATAGCTGTCCTGCTGAAGCATGCGCAGCGGGTGAAGCATGGTGTGCCCGACCCATACCGTGGCGCCGCAATGGCGAAAGATCGAAAAGCGCGGGTGCGGCGTGATCTCCGCCCGCTCGATCCGCTGAAGTTCTTCCAGCCGGTCAGCCCGCACGAAGACATAGGTCGGCGCCAAGGGCACCACCCGATGTTCCTTGGTCTTGCCGCGAGGCATGCGGCGGCGGATGTGCTCCGTCGGCGTCCACGCCTGCATTCCCGCATCTTGCAAGGATGCCGTCAGTCGGAGCGTGGAAGGCCCTGAGGTCCGCAGGATGCACCAACGCTGTGGGCTGGTAGGCGTCACGCCCTGTCCTCCAGCATGCGAAAGGCTAGGGCTTTAATGTGTGGAACACATGAGAACACCTCACACCGATATAGGTGTTCCACAAATCTCACGCTTTTCTGCCACGGAACACCCGGAACACCCGGAACACCCGCTTTCAAAGCGCCGACCATTTTAATCACCCCTGTCATGCTTGCTGCCCCAAGGTCCAAATCAGCGGCGCGTCATGGCGCGTCCTGCTGTGATGATATCGGTATCCGTCGGCGCCCTTGATCGCGGCCACCCTCCGCCCACGGTCGTCCCGGTAGACGTTGACCACCCGATCCCCTTTGATCGCCATCGCAAGACCGGTCCCCGCGCCTTCTGCTCGATCGACGCCAAAAATCGCGGCAAGGGTCCACTCGTCCGCGATCAGTTCTGCGTGCCAACCCCAAGCCAAGCGATGGGCGTCCAGCACGATCTCGGTCCACCGTTCGGCCGAGCAACGCGGCGGGGGGTGCCGCCGATTGAGAAGATGCAAGCTGTCGGCCCAGTCACTCGGGAGCAGCCTGTTATCAGCCGGCGAGATGCTGGTGACCGCCCGCCAGTCGCTGATAGCGTCCACCTCTCCATTTCCGAGGTGTTCCGGGTGTTCTTCGTGTTCTCCCGCAGAAATCCGCCGTTTTTCAAGGAACACGCGATCTTCTAGCATGTGTTCCAGGTGTTCCACCTGATCCGAAAACGACGTTGAGACGCCGGTGTCGCGCGTACGCAGCGCAGCGAAAGGATCAGGCTTCATCGCTAAGACCCGCCGGGTTGATGACGTAACAGCGCTTCTTTCCAAGCTCAGGCAGGTTGAGCGATTGCGACGACTTGTCGCCGCCGGGGATCAGGATGCCGCGCTCCAGAAGCAGATCGCGCACGTGTTTCTGGTCGAAGCCGATGAACACCTCTTTGAAGGCTGTCGGCAGGAACAGGTACTCCCGCACGGTTGTGTCGTTGACCGTGGTGTTTCGGAAAAAGCCTGCGCGGTTGATGACCGTCCGATGGTATTCCTCGCCACCAGTCATCGGGGAGAAGCGAGCATCACCATTCGCGTCGATGAAAGAACATAGGCGCTCGATGATGTTGCGATCCTCGGCCGAACCGGTGCCGCCCCGGCGCGCCACCCAAGCTCGGAACATCACCCCCGCGGCGTCGAAGGCTTCACGCGTCGGCCATGGCAGGATACCGAGGGCAATCGCCAGTTCGCCCGCAGCAGCAATAAGCCCGAACCGGCGGCCAGCGCGAATGACTTGCCCGTCGGATTCCGCGCTGACGAAGGTCTGCTGAAACTCCGCCATGCTGGCCGCGATCATGTCCCCGACCTCAGACCGGACGGCCGCAACCGCCTCGATGTAGGCGATAGCCGCGGTGCCGTAGACTTCCCGCGCCGATGTTGAGAGCTGTCGCGAAAATGCAGCGGCGCTGTCGGAGCCGTTCAGCCGCTCAAAACAGCCCATTCCCTTGCCGGCGTCCGCAGGCACGTCGAGGATTCGGACTTCCTGTCCCGCTTGAGCGTTCCTGCCCGGCTTCCCCTCGCGAGCGAGATCCGCAAGGCCGATCTCGCCGGTCGAAAGAAACATGACGTTCCATGACGCCGCCACGCGCGAGCTGCCGGAGCGTGATGCCCGCGTTTTGCCTTGGCCGTTCCCCAGCATGTACGCGACTTGCCCGACCTCACGGGGATCGAGCTGCCCGAGCTCGTCGAGGCACAGCAGCGTTTCGGAGTGCTGGACCGCGACACCTTCAAGGCCATTGCCCGTCGCGCGCCACGTTCTCATGAAGAGCGCCGGCCCCCACACGCTGGCGGCCGCGCGCAAGCCCGTCGTCTTACCCGTGCTGGACGCCCCGACCAGATTGACACCACCTCCCTCTTCCATCGCAGGAGTGAGGATAGGGCCGACGAACGCGGCCGAGATCATGAACACGATGCGGCTGTTGCCGATCGCCGGCACAGCGACCCGTTCCTGCCACTCTGTCAGCGTTCCCGAGGTATGGTACTGATGCGCTCCTGCATCGCCATTCTGGAAGATGACACGATCCGTGGCGGTGTCGCCGATGGTGATGTGCGGAAGAGCGAAGGCCGGCCCGGACCAGCCGACCTTCTCGACCGCCCTGGCTCGCACGTCGATATCGACCCCGGCGAGGAATTGCAGGAAGCGGCCCTTTGCCTTGCTGTCCGTAGATATGTCGAAGCCACGAGACAGGAGCTCTTCGCGGATGGCGGTGCCGTCGCCTGCCAGCATTGCTTTCGGCATCGCCCAGCGGTGCACTGTGCCGTCACCGTCGCGCCATTCCAGCAGTAACCCCCAGCCACTGCCGGCACCGTCACGGGTTTTTGCGAGAACCTTCAGACGGCCGCAAATCCACATGCGCCGGTCCTCGCCGTCGACATAATACAGGCCATCGGCAGAGTTCTCGAAGCCATAGGGAAGTTCGATGCCGGGACCATCAACGTCCACCACTTCGCTATAGGTGTCGACGAATGCCGCCGCCTGGTCCGACGTCCAGCCGGCCTGAACGGCGTCGTCGGCGTCCCAGCCGTCGGCACATTCGAAGTTTTCCAGCTTGAGGACACGCACTCTCGCCGCAACCGTCTTTAACTTGGCGACGATGTTTTCGGCCGCGATCGTGCCGGGCTGATCCTCGTAGGGCTTTTCGGCGCCTGATCGTTCGCATTGTCGGTCGCGATCGGGCCAGACGAGGACATCACGTCCAGCCAAATCGCGCCAGTTGGTATGGCTAACTGCCTTGCCGCCCCCAGACCATGACACCGCGACATAACCCGGCAAAAGCGCCCCTGCGGCGTCCGCACTCTTCGCCCCTTCGGCGACGACTACAGGTGCGTCTTTTCGGGCGGCGAGCCTATCAAGCCCGTACAGGGGCCGGGGAGCTGGGAACGCCTTGCTCCGCCAGTCCTGCCGATCGCCGACTTGGCAGAACGTGATCGGCAACACGTCCTTGCAGCGCTGACCGTCCTGTTCGTACTCGAACCGGGCGTCATAGCCGAGAAGGCGGCCAGCCGCGTCGCGATACTCCCACTTGCGAACCGGCGCGCCGCCCAAAGCTGGAATACGAAACGCGCATGGGGGCGCCGATTCCGGCACAGGCAAGATCGGAACCTTGTCGACCTTCGCCTTTGGCTTCTCGACCTCGGCGGCTTCCTCCGCAGAGATAGGAACAAACGGGTCAGCCAGCGCCATCACAGCCCCACCATGCGCTTGACGTCCTTGGCTGCGGCGATCTGGTCGCCGGCATGAAATAGGTAGGCGGCAAGGCTGATCGGGTCGCCACCGCGGGCGCCATCGACTGCGAAATCAGACCAGCGGCCGGTTACGACATTTATGCGAAATGACCCCGGCTTCCCGTCGCTACGGGTCGGGTTCCGCGCAACGAACTCCTTCCCGTAGACGACACCGTCGGGAAGCCAGCGCCGGCAGATTGTCGTCAGCACAGAAAGCGCGGCGGTGTTGATCGCCGCAAAATCAAGGACCTCGCGCTCCGCAAGCTTCGTCAACCAGTCCACCTGAGCCGGCGACAGTGACGCCAGCGCGAACGGATTGTTGATCGAACGCAGGAACTCGACCTCTTTAGCGGAGTAGATCTCATGCTTGGCGCGGCACCGCGCGAGCATATCCGAAGGCGTGACTTCACTCATATTTTGCGAGGTCACTTGGCCGTCGCATAGAAGTCGTTCGGCTGAATCGCCCCGCCCGTCTCGCGCACGATCGCCGCCATGACTGGCGGGCGGGGAATAACGCCGCCGGTCGTGTATTTGTGGACGACGCTACGGTTAGCGACGCCGATGCGAGCGGCAAAGTCGTCGAGTGATATGCCGTGTTCGACAAGGTATCGGGCTAGCAGGTGCATGCCCGAAAGGTATCGGATAACGATACGACAGGCAAGCTCCGTCTCGTTAGAGGAAACGTAACATCTGACTCCTAGTGCCGCCGCATTGAAATCGTTTCACGAGCGGATACAAGCACGTCATCATGGATCGCAAGAAACCCCTCGCCGACACCCCTAAGCTCCCCTTCGGGATGCGTGTTCGTGCCGCCCGTAACGCCTTTGACATCTCTCAGGCCGAACTCGCTGAACGGCTCGGAACGACAAAGGCCACGATCAGCAAGATCGAGAACTCGGCGATCCAGCCTTCCCTCGAATGGGCGGAGCGCTTGGCTAAGGCGTTGCACACAGACGTTGCCGTCCTCGCCGGCATTGCCGACGCCGCGACGCTTTCGAATGTCACCCTAGTACCGGTGATCGGGATGATCGCAGCCGGAAACTGGAGGGAGGCGATCCAGACGCCGGAAGAACACATTGCCGTGGCATCAGCAAAGCCTCACATGTTCGCCCTGCGAATATACGGTGACAGCATCGACAAGGTCGCCCCCGATGGCTCCTATGTCACGATCGACCCGACGATGCCGGCCCTCGTGGATGGTGGCCTATACGCCGTCCAGAACGGGGAAGGCGAGGCCACGATCAAGCGGTTTCGCCGAGGCCCGGACCGGTTAGAGCCCGAGTCGTCGAACCCCGCGCACCAGACGATCAAGCTCGGGAACGAACCCATTACGATCATCGGTCGGGCCACCTCAGTGACGCGCCAGCTCTGATGGATCGTAAAAAGTAACGCACCCCTGTTGACACCGTATCGGTTTACGATACCTTAAGGGCATCAGACGATCTGGTGCGCCCGTCACAACGACGCCTCCGGTCCCGCCTGATACGCAGGACCGGATAGACGCGTCGCGGGTGTAGTTATCTCGCCCCGACCTCCGCCGATCCACCTGCATCACTCAATGTAGGGAGGTTGGCTCATGGCCGCCGAAGCATCACGCGCACCCTTGGTGCGTGAACAGCAGAGCTTTGCCCAGCGCCTGAAGGCAGTCTGGGACGAAATGTCCCCCGCAATTATGCGCGGTTACGACAAGTTCGGCACCGAGCGGTGGGACGGTAAGGGTGAAGGCCCGGGTCGTCACTTCGGCTTCGAAGGCTTCGGCCTCTCCATCAGCATCTTCTACGGCCGCATGCCCGCCAAGCGGGAGGGCCTGTGATGGACCGCTCCGCACCTCGTGTCGCGATCGGCGCCGGCAGCATCGAGCGCGCCGCAGCCACCGCCCGTTCGTCGACCTTGTTCGCTGATCGTTTGGCATCATTCCGCGAGGCTAACCGGCGATTTCTCGACGCCTGCAACGCACCCGGCAGCGAGGACAAGGTGCTTGATGCGCTGTGTGAGGCTGCCGGCGACGCTTATCGGGGTTTTATCGCTACCCCCGCCCCGGATCACGCAGGTATCAGCCTGAAGATCAGTACTCTGACCGACTGGCACGACGGCACGTCGGCACCGCTCGACATCGTCAACAGCATCGGTGCGGACGCGCGCGCCCTCCTGGACGGGGAGCCGCAGGCATGAGCCCCGATCCAAGGCTGATCGCTCTGATCAACGCCGCCCCGTGGGCACGAGCCGCCGTCGAGCGTCATGAACACGAAGCCATAGATATGGCTCCGGTCGATATCAGTCCGGCAGAGCGGCACCAGCGCGTCCAGGACAACAACGCGCTGAACGACGCCGCCGCCGAGGCGCTCGATCGGGTCGCCCTGTTCCCCGCCGCCACCGTCGCCGACCTTCACGCCAAGCTCAGCTTCATGGTCGAGCACGACATGGGGGATGGCCGCGACTGGCTGACGGAATTGCTCGTCGATGCTGAGCGCATCGCCGGCGGGGGGGTGCAGTCATGAGCGGCCATATCAGCCACGGCGATATTCTTCAGGAGGGGGTGTCCTGCGCCATCGCCACGCTCTTCGCGATCGAAGGCGGAGCCATGCTCCAGAATGTGCCGGACGATCCACACGCCCGGAACATGCACAATCATGCGCTGCACCTGCTCAGCATGCTGAGCGATCACCTGCACCGTATTCAAGCCCAGATCGACGCCCTCGACGAGGCTGCTCAACAAGTTGGAGGAGCACGGAAGTGACGATACTGACCTCCCGCCGCTCTCTTTTAACCGGGGGTGCTGCTGCTATCGCAACTTCCGCTGTGTGTATCGCCAGTGCACCTGATAGCATCGAGTACCATTGGCAGGCACGGCGCCAAGCGTTTCAAGAGTTCGAGGCCGATGCGCTTGTCCTCGACGATGCGGTCACCGCGCAGAACTATTGGGACCGGGTCGATGCAGCCGAAATGGCGATCCTCAACAGTCCCGACACCAGCCCGCGTGCGACGGAAATCCGACTCTGGGTCGCGTGGTGGCACACGGACGTGACCCATCGCGAGGCGGTCTCGCAGGGTGCTGTCGCTGCACTGCTTCCGATCCGCAACGACTTGGATTGGGAGGAAAAGCTGATCTTCGCCGCCATCCTCAACCTTCGCGGGGAGAACCTGTGATGTCCGCACATCGCCATCCGATCGAACAGACCGACCCGGTCATTAACAACCCCAAGCATGCCGTGCAGGAACTTGCCGGCGCCATGGAAAACGCGACCGCCCTCTTCAAAATGATCGAAGAAGCCCTGTTCGAACGCGTCGTTCCGAATTGCGGCGAAGCATCGCAACTTCATTGCGCGCTCATGATCGGCATTGAGACGATGCGGCAGCACACCCGCGTCGCCTACTGCATCGCCGATGCCATGGAGCAGGCGGCATGAGCGCCTTCAGCCCGAAGTTCCGCCTGATCACCGACATGCTTCAAGTGTCGAAAGATCGTCTTGAAGCAGTCGAGGACAACGAGGCATCCCGCCTCTGGTGCCGGCAGCGTCAAGGTTTGATGGTCGCCATGATCGCGGAGCCGCCGGTTACGCTTGCCGACGCCATGGCCCTGCTCGCCGTGCTTTCCGAATGGCGGGACCTCATCGGCTCCCAGGGTGAGGACATGGCCGCATCAGAGCGGCTCGCACTCGACGAGATGACGACCATTGCTCTCGCCAACTGTAATATATGCCTGGCCGACGCAGAGCCACATGACGCTCAGTTTACTGTCGATCACGTCGAGACGATTGGCTGGCTTCAGCGCAAAAGTGAGCGCTGGCTGCCTATGGCGGGAGTGGTGGCATGACCGAAGAGCCGATCCGCGCCCATTGCCGAACCTGCATGTTCTGGCGGCAGGGACTTCCTCAAGCGGCAACGGCGATACGCATGCCTGACCCGCATCCCGACCTTGGCATTTGCGAGTATCATCCGCCCACCATTCACGTCGTCGGCGGCGCCCCAATCTCGATGTTCCCGGCGGTTCACGCGGATCGCTGCTGCTGGGAATGGGACCCGGAAAGCGATCACCTGCCGGACGATCCAGGCGGTGGCGAGCGGGCGCGGAAGAGTAACGTCATCCCGCTGCGAGATGCGGCATGAGCGTGCGGGGCATCCTGCGCGAACTGAAGCGCGGGCCGATGACGAACGCGCAGCTTGTCGAGGCGATCACCGAGCCAACTGCCCATGCCGCAACGGTGGCGCGTGACTGCGCCAAGCTGATCCGCACTGGGCGCGTCATCAGGGTCGATGGCGCCCGTGGCCGCGGCACGAAGGCGACCTATGCCCTGCAATCCAACGCCGATCCGAAAGGAACAAGCGCATGAGCCAGATCGACGTGCTCCCGTTCAAGGGGGCGTACCTCATCCACAAATGCCCAACGCCCCGCGCTCGGCACAACAGCTTCACCGCCGCCGAAACAGAGGCCTGCCGCCTGCTTGCCGCCGATCCGACCGCCACCTTCATCATCAGCCGGGAGGAAGCGCGCGTGCAGCTGCGGCGCAGCGCGTCCGGCGTGCCGATCACCCGGAGGTGGCCGGCAGATGGCTGATGAGATCGAATTGGCAACTGAGATTGCCGACGCGCACCTCGCGCGCAGCATCGCCGCCGCCCGCGTTGCCGTGCCCGCCGGCGCGCCTGGGGAATGTGACAACTGCGGAGACGATTCGCCCCGCCTTGTTGCCGGGTGCTGCGCCCGGTGCCGCGATGAAAGAGACAGGAGGAAATATGTTGGTCGGTAATGTGATGGTGCCGGACCCGATTGCCGCGGCACCTGACGGTGACGGCTGGGTTCTCGGGTATGTCCCCATCCGCGGTGAGCTTCACGATAAGTCGCCGTGGCTTGCCATCACCCGGTGCGATGGCGGCTGGCGAGATGATGAAGGTTATCTCGTTGAGCCTACAGTGTTCGTCCCACTTCCTGACCCGCAGCCCTGCCCTACCGGGTGGAAGCGCGCAGAAGGGGCGATCTTCGTTTCCAACGGCTGGCTCGGTGACGATCGGAAGCCGGTCTGGCTCGTCGGCATCACCCTGCCTGACGGCTCGAACGACGATAGTCGGGAGTGGGATATCCGATCGTCCAAAGACCAGGCGATCACGGCAGCGTGCCAGCTATCGGCAATGCTCGACCTGCCTTGGAGTGAGATGCCCTTCGTCGATGCTCCGTCCAACATCATCCCTTTCAATCGGGCAGACCGGGCATGAAGAGCCCCTACATACGCCCCTTTGAGCACCCCGCCGGTTGTGGTTGCCCGGACTGTGAAAGGCGGCGGGGTAATCGACTTGGCATGATGTGCGCCGCCGCGCTGCTCATCGCATCAGCGGTTCTCGCGGGGTACTGGCCATGACGTTCACCAGCGCCTTTATCATCGGCCTCATGGCCGGGCTGCTCGTACGGGGAGATGGTGGCATCCTTCATCACCTCGCCGTTGCCGCCCTAGGCGGCTTCCTGTGGTGGCTGACCCGTGATCCCTTGCCCGCCGCTATCGAGCGCGGCTTGGACGCCTATCGAAGGAAGCATCAGCGATGACCGAATTTGAACGCGGTCGGCGTTCCGGCATCGTGTCCGGCCTCCGCATGGCTATGACCGCAGTCGCGGTCCTCGACCAGACTGACGAGCGGCCCCTTAGGCTGTTCGAGCACCGCCGGGTTCGATCAGCCACTTATCGGATCGCTGTGCGGGAAATCAACGAGTGGCTGGCTATCGCACTGCGCGACCGGCCGCTGCTTTGGAACAGGAGGAACGTCGGATGACCGAACGCAGCGGTAACCTCGCGGCGGTGGCGGCGCTGCCCCCCGCCACCGCCGAAAACGACCGGCTGATCCCCTTCGCCCAGGTCGAGCAGATCGCCGGTCTTAAGCGAACCCGCATCTACGCCATGATCCGCGCCGGCACCTTCCCCGCGCCGTACAAGCCCGGCGGCTCCGGCTCACGGTGGAGCGAGGCCGAAGTTCGTGCCTGGCTGGAACAGGTGAAGGCGAAGGCAGCCTAGACGAATCACATCAGACGGCGGAAGCTCAAGCTATGGCATCATCTAAACTACCAAGAATCGAGCCGGTCGACGTCGAGCAGCTTGTATACGCCTTTTCTGTTGGCAGCCTCGCCGCGTCTGGGAAAATACCGGGCTCAGGCGTTGGCGGCATGGGCGTGAACTTGGAAAATGACGGGGTCGTTCAGCGCATCGAGTTGACCGACTCGCCGATGAACCGGGCAATGATCGCGATACGCGATCAGTTTCCAAAAGGCATGATGCAGCCGCTGATGTTCAGGATCTGGGCCATGGGCGAGTTGATGGAAGAGCCAGAGATGGCACCGTACATTCGATCAGATGAAGCGCGGCCCGACGAAACCGAGGTAAGCGACGCCGTCTTCTACGTCGCCGCCAAAATGCCGCTGAACGCCAAGATGAAGTTCGCGAAAAAACAGTTTTTTCAGCAGGTGGCGAAGCGCTTCGCCCAAAATCCCGATTTGGAGCCGATCACATGACCGACATCCCCCTTTCCGACGCGATGCTTTGCTGGAACAGCGGACTTCGCGGAGGCCAGCCCGGCTTCGCGGTCATCCACCATCCCGATCGCCGAGGGCTTTCAGATGAGTACGATTCGTCCGTCGGCGCCTGCTTCGCGGACTGGCGTAAGATGAGCGACCGCGACCAGCGACTGAAGCTGATGATCGAGGCGTGGCACATTGCAGCCTTCTACGAGGTGCCGATCAAGATGGTGAGCGATGGGCTCATGGTCATACCTGAATATCGCGACATGCTCGCTTACGACTGCCTCCCGAAGCAATTCCGGCACGAACGTGACGGCTGATCCTACGCCCGGTCGAGCATCGGCCCAAACACGCCGGCTTCGTTCATAGCCGCATAAACTTTCTTCATCGCCAACGCGGTCTCCTGCGTGACGAAGAGCGACGAGCGCTTACCGTGGGGTGAGCCAAGAAAATAGGGGTGCATAGTCTCCCACGTTTCCCCAACCTCCGCAGATCGCCAGCTTGGCAATTCGCGTTCCATCATCAGCGCCACAGCGACCCGCTTTGGAATCGTGTGGTTTTCTTCGAGTTCATGATACCATTCGCACTTAACAAGTATCGGTATTGTGCCGTCGTAGTAGAATGTGCAGTCAAGCGCTTCAGCATGGACGCCGGCCGGCACATTTTGCTCCATAAGGCGCTTGTTGACGCCCTTCACCGAGGCTATCACGTCTTGGCCATCACCATATGGGCAAGTTACGAACCCATGAGCAAAGTAGCGGGTATGATCTAGCCCGAGGTAACCGGAGTGACGGCCGGGCGTGGTATGAGGGTGTCGTTCGCCATGAGTGCTGACGAGCGGGTGCCAGCTTGGATAGTCGTCTACCGCAGGGCCACATTGCTCCACAACTTCAGCGAAAACCTCCTCTGCGCGCGTTCGTTGCTCGGCAGAAAAGGTCCGCGGGATCAGGTAGTTCTTGGTTTTCGCCAGCCGGTCGGCGGCGGCTTCATCTGCTCGGAATGCCACTGCGCTTTCTCCTTATGCGCGATAATGACGCATTGCGCATAGAAATGCAATATCGTGCATAGCTTTTAGGATTAGCGGTATGCGGCGGGCTGCCGCGGCGCTTTTGGCGACGTGTCCGCCCAGCGTATCGGCTTGCCGAGGTGCGTGGCTGGGGGCTCAAGCTCGGCGGTGATCAGATCCGCCCATTCACACGCTAGCTCGCGCCGCCGCCCCATGTAGGCGGCGCGGTTGTATGCACCCTCGACCTTGTTCCCCGGCACGTGCGCCAGCATCAGGTCGATCACCGCCCTATCACCGTCACGCCGCTCTTCGGCCGGGCGATCATTCATGTATGTCGAGAAGGCGGCGCGGAAGCCGTGCGGCACGTGGCGCTGGTAATAGCCGGCGCGAATCAGCAGCGCGCGCAACGTGTTCTCGCTGATCGGCTTGTGGACGTGCCGTTCGCTCGGGAAGAGGTACGGGAGGCCGCCGGACAGCCGGTAGGTAGCGTGAAGCACCTCTACCGCTTGCGGCGACAGCGGCACGACGTGCTCGCCATATTCCTCCGCCTTGCGATCCTCATCGCCCTTCATGCGCTCGGCAGGAATGCGCCACACCGCCGCCGGCGCCGGCTCGTCTGGCTTCGTCCAATCGATCCCCTCGAACTCGGGCCAACTGGCGAACCGCAGCTCACCCGGTCGGACGGCGGTCAGCGCGAGGAAGCGCAGGCCGAACTTCGTCCCCGCCCGGCAGCGCTGCGCGTCGCAGTCGGCCAGCATCTTGCGGATAATCTTCATCCGTTCGGCCTGGTCGCGAATGCCGTCGACGATGGACGGTTGTTTCTTCGACCGCGGTTTGTCCTTCAGCGCCTTGCCGAGGCTCGCCGCCGGGTCCGCGTCGCAGATACCAGAGGCGATACCATAGACGAATATGGCACTGGCCCGCTGGCGTAGCCGGTGAGCCGTCTCGATCGCGCCGCGGCGCTCGACGGCCTGCAACACCTCAAGCAGCTTGGGCGCGCCGATCGCAGTGATCGGCAGGTCGCCGATCGCGGGAAAGAGGTCGTTCGTCAGGCTGTCGATCACGTCGTTCGCGTGCACCGGCGACCAGCCGCCCTTCCGCAGATCGTACCAGCGCCGGCCGACGATCTCGAACGTGTTGGCATCCGTCTGCGCGCGCGCCTTGGCGGCGACCTTCTTTTCGACGGCTGGATCGCGGCCGGCGGACAAGAGCTTCTTGGCCTCGTCCCGCTTGGCCCGCGCCTCGACCAGCGACGTGCTCGGATAGGAGCCGAGGGTTAGCGTCTTCTGCGCCGGCTTGCCGCTGTCGTTGGTGCCATACGAATAATTCATGCGCCAGTGCCGACCGCCGGCGGTCGTGACGTAGAGATAGAGCTGGCCAGAATCGCCGAGCTTGTACGCCGACGCCTTCGGCTTCGCCGCCTTGATCTTCGCGTCAGTCAGCACGCGCAGCCTCCATACCATGGACTTTCGAGGTCCGTACCATGCGGTATGCCATGCCGGGTGCCGAACGCGACCGAACAGCAGCGCACAACCGCAGCATTAAAATGCGCGGTTTTCTGCGGGTTACAAGTCCCGAGTGAACGGGAAAGAACGGTAAAATATGGTATGTTGGCGGAGCGGGAGGCCGACACACCAAGCCCTTAAAGTGGCTGAAACGCGTGGGTTTTTCGCGGCCTTCTTCTAACATACCATGGAAGATACCATGGATTTTAGAAGTGCCTGTGTTCGGATGCGGGGCAGGGATTCGAACATACCATGCATGCTACCATGCACTCTACGCCGCCCAGCAGCTTCGGTCCTCGACGATCGGAAGCTCGGGCTCTTCGCCCTCCATGTTGATCCTCATGACGAGGCCGAGCGTCGCGCCCTCAAGATGGATGCCCTTCACCCGCTCGACGATCGCGTGCACCAGATACCCCCGGTCGATCTTCGGCGCGATCCAGCCGGCGCGGTCGCGGCCGAGATAGCCGACCTTCATCCCCCGGCCCGTCACGATCGCGACGGCAAGGTGATCGTGCGGATTGTCCGGCTCGCGAACGAACTCCAACCACTCACCCGGCACGCACTGGCGCAGCTCGTCCTGGCGGCTGCTGCCGTCGTCGTTCTCGTACCAGCATCCGACTGCGGGCAGGCTGAAGTCGTTCCATCCCATGTTCCTCTCCCGGTAGAACAAATGCGGAACATCTGGTAAGAGCGTGGCTCCCGAGTCGGCAAGAGGAAGAATCGTGGCGACCAACCCAGAACGGTACATGGAACGGCCCCTGCCCTTCGGTGCATGGCTGGTGCAGCAGAAGGATCGCGGCGGCCTGATCGGTCAGCTCGCGGCCGGCGCCGCCGCCGATCGGCGCTTCCCGAAGAGCGGTGACGTTGGCGTGATCCGCGCCCACCTCTCTGCCATGCAGGCAGAGGGCGATATGTTCGCCGCGCTCGATGACGCCGAGTTGGACTATCTATGCATCTGACAGCAGATCAAACGCGGACGGTTGTCTACGATCGCTGGTATCTGGCTGAGCTGTCTCGCAACGAGGCGAAGCGCAAGGCACGCCTCGCGCCGGCCGCCGGTGAGCGCGAGGCCCGACAATCGAGGCGCATCGACAAGCGCGAGGCCGATCCTCGCGCCGCATTGGCCGCCGCGATCAACGCCGGTCGGGATAGCTACGCGGCCTTGTCCCGCATGCTTGGGCGGAACGACGGCTATTTGCGCCGCTTCGTCACCGACGGCACGCCGATCGCGCTGAAGCCGGATGAGCACCGTCGGCTGGCTGATTACTTCGGCCTGGACGAGCGCGGGCTCGGGGTGCGGGATCTATGGGCGCTTGCCGACCGGAGGGCCGGCCGGTGACGCTCGATATATGGGAAAAGGCAAACAGCTTGCTTGCCGCCATGCCGATGCGCGCCGCCGTTCGGCTTGCTCGCAGAGCATCGCGGAACGCCGGGGCTGACCGTCCCGATCGCCGGGCATGGTGGGCGCGGGTCTATTGGCAGATCGAGGACATCTATGCTGCGCGCTGTTCCGGGGCGGAACCGCGTCCTCTCGAATGGTGATCAACGTCGTGCTTGGCGCCAGCGATCTCGAAGCGCATCATGCCGCCTCGTCTTAGCGGAGTGAGTCGTGGAACTGCTGCATTTCAACCACATGGACGGACGCCCCGTCAGCTTCGACCGTAAGTCGGTGCTGCTGTTCGAGCCGCACGAATCGGGTGCCGGCACCTTTTTACGGGCCGGACCAGTTGAGCACCCGCGCGATATGCACCTCGCGGAGGAATACGAGCTTGTTGAGACGGAGGTGACAATGTCGTCTTGGGATCGAGCGACCCGCTCGTTCTTGGCCAAGGATGAATCCGAGGCCGAAAAGGTCCCGTTTTAGTCCCCCCGGAGTGATCGCATGTTCTCGATCTTAGCGCTGATCGCCATTCAAACCGCGCCCGCGGCGCCTCCCGCGCAAGGCAACCACAAGGTAGAGGTCGACGGGCAGACCTACCGCGTCTTCATCAAGGGACGGAAGGTGTCGGCCTTCAACAAGTCGATCGTCGTCATGCGAACGCCCGAGCGCGGCGACAGCATGCGCAAGGCCGTTATCGCCGCTACTGGTTGCAGGATGAAGGATGAATATTGGGAGGGGTCGCACCTCACTGGTCTGCTCGACTGCGGCGCGGCGGCAACCCAATAAAATGTAACTCAGTTACTTTTCGGCTTGCACTTACTCAGTAACTGAGTTATCATTCTCGGGTCGGACGGTAGAGGCGCGATGCCGAAGCCCGCCGACGACCTGAAAGGAACGCGAATGGAGTTCGCAATCCGGTTCAGGCTCTGGAGGATCAGGATCACCTTGTTGGCGATCACGATTTCCTAGCCTGAACCCCTCGCCCCGGTCTGACCACCGGGGCGGGGATAGGGTCCAAATTAATGGACGAATGAGAGTATGCAAGCAGAACATCTAAGAGCGATCCGTAAGAGGATCGGAATGACCCAAGGCCAGATGGCAGAAGCCCTCGGCCTTACCGGCACCTTCGTCGGCATGATGGAGCGCGGAGACAAGCCCATCGAAAAGAGGACTGCTCTAGCGGTCCAGCAATTGGCCGCCGAGGCGGTCGAGGACGTGTCAGAGCACGGCTTCCACGTTGCCCCTGCCACCGCTGTTGGCGGGTGGAACGTGATCTTCACGCACCAAGGATGGAAGGGCATGTGGGGCGGGCGGCAAGTCGTCCTCTACGGCCACTATGCCGACGTTCGGCATGCCGAACGGTGGGCGAGCGCCTTGGAACGTGCGCGTCGGCCTCGGATGCAGCGGCGTCTCAACGAAATCGTGACCGCCGCCATCGATCGAGCAAAGCCGAAGAGCTAAGCCGTTTTGGTGAAGGCCGGCCGGACGGTCGCGACCATCATCTTCCGATCGGTGGCGCTGCGCTCCAGGGTGAGGATCTCGACGTCCTCGGCGCCCAGCTTGCCGGTGGTCGGCAAGCGCTCGATCGTCACCTCGCCCCGATAGGCGACCTCGATCAGGTCGGAGCCGTTGCGGGTGCGGGTGCCGACCGTGCCCTTGTAGACCGGGAAATCTGCTTCGGCGGTACCGCCATTGTCGACGACGCCGGTGATCTGATCGGTCATTGCTGTGCCACCTTTACGATGAGGGTTTTCTGTTTCGTGCGATACGGGGTCGATGTCGTCTTGACCGTCAACTCGAGCCCCAGGTCGATACCGGCGCCTGAGAAGGCCGCGGCGCCGAACTGCGACGTGTCGACCGTCAGCCAGAACCGCAGCAGCAGCCCGACGAGGGATGGCGCGCGGCCGTCCTCCGTCATGATGCGCAGGCCGGCCGCCGCAGCTTCGGCGGTTACCGCCAGCCCGAAGGCTGCGACAGCCTCGCCGGGCGCGAGAAGATCGTCGGCGCCGCTTTGACCGATCGTCAGCTCGAAAACGTCGATGTCGGTCGGGTCGAGCGGCTGGGTGAACGCTTTCGCGCCCGGCGGGAGAGCCATAGGGTTGTCCTCCTTGGACGATCAGATGGTGAGGCGGCGGGAGCCGGTGGTGCTGAGCGCAAGGCGTCGACTGCCGGTTGTGGTCAGCGTGAGGCTGCGTCCCGGCGGAACGATTATCGCCGGTGCCGGCGGCGATCCCTTGCCGGTGCCGACGATCACCCCCAGAACGCCGCCGCCCGAACCGGTCATGACGCCGGACGCCCGGCCGGTGGCCATCGCCGACGCAAGCTGGGACGATCCCTGCCCGACGATAAGCGCCGCCACGCCGCCAGCCGCCGACACCCCGCCCATAGCGATCGCGCCGGTGCCGCCTGCTGCCGTGCGGCCGGTGCCGACGACGCCGATTCGGCCGAGCGTCGAGGTTGCGGTGCCGGCGGTCGACGAGGCGGCGAAGGCCGCTAGCGTGACCGGGGCAAGCGTTGCCGCACCCTGCCCGCCGACGATCGGCGTGCTGCTGCCGGAGCCCGTGCCGACAACCGGAGCAACGATCGGCGAGCCCGAGCTGGCAAGCGTGGCCAACCCAAGGCCGGACGATGTGAGCGGCGACAGCGCAGTGGAGAGCGAGGCCTTGGAGGCAGACCCGCCCGACCCTGCCGCTCCAATCGGCTGTAGCGATACGCCAGCCGATCCACTGACGGCCGCGGCGCCGAGGCTGGTGACAGCGACAGAAGCCAGCGCCAGAGCAGCGCCGCCCATGATCACCAGCGCGCCGCCCGCCGTGGTCGCGATGTTGCCGAGTGCGGTCGCACCAGATGCAGCCTCGCCGCCCGCGCTGTCATTGATCGTCGGTGCGGCCGCCTTGTACGCGTGCGAGGCGGGCAACTGGCTGACGAGGTTCCACCGCCAGGCGTAATAGCCCTCAAGCTTCGCGCGCTCGTCAGCCGACAGCGTCCCCTTCCACAGGCAGATTTCCTGGATCGGGTTCCGCCACGGATCGCCGTTGATGCTGCGACCAACCCAGAACGTCGACGTCGCCGGGGTGGACAGGACGTTCTTCTGCGCGCCCTGCACGGGGCCGCCGTCGACCCACTGCTCGGCATATCCGGTTGCCGAGATCGACGAGATGAACAGGCGAGTGAAACCGGGCCAGGCGACGTTGCCTTGCACGTCATTGCCGTAATAGCCGGATGACACCGCATTGCCCGTTGCGGCAATCGAGCGCGCCTTGTTCTGGTTCGCCGACCCCCAATAGAACAGCGTGGAGTAGGTGTTGCGGTAGGCGATGACCGTGGCGACGCCGGTCATCGATCCCGCGTCGCCCCCGGTTGGCAAGGCGGAGGGAGCCGTCCCGCTCAGGAACTGCGAATCGGCCGTCGGAAAGACGGCGGGTAGATTGTTGTAAGTCGAATATGGCGGCTGGTTGCCGGCCGTTGTCTGGGTGACACCCCAGCCTCCGACCTTGCTGCGCCACGCGCTGACCCCGCCGCCGGCCTCGACCGTCAGCGTGGACGCGTCTTGCGCGTCGAGCCACCCGACAAGGGTGGCCGACGTCGCATCGGATGGGAGCCAAGCGCGCGTCGCCATGGCTTAGCCGTTCGGCATCGTCAGCTGGTAGGTGTTCAGGGTGATGCCGTCCTGTCCGACCGCGATATTCGTGTTGGTCAGGATGAGATCGACCGGGCCTGCATACGCCCAGGTCACGGTGCCGTCGGTGACGCCGGTTCCCGTGCCGGTCGGACCACCGCTTGCCGCCGCAGTGCCGGCGGTCGTGGCACGATAGACGTTGCCGTTGAGGTTTACCTGTTGCCCGACGACATACGCCTTCGCGGCGGTCCAATTCTCGGAAACGAGGCCCTGCATGTGGTAGGTGCCATCGCTCGCCTTGACGCGGAAGTGACCGGCATAGCCGGCCCCAACGGCCGCATCTGCCTTCATGTTGGCATTGAACGACTTCACGCCGTTCGCCGCATCCGCAGCCCAATCGGCCGGCAGCGTACCGGACATCAGCAGGGTGCCGGTCGAAGCCGAAGCGGGAGAGGCCGGCGGCAAGCCGGTCCGATATTCGAGCACGGGCGAGGCGCCGATCGCCGTCTCAATTGCGTTGCCCATCGCATTGCGAACGGCGGTGGAAAGCTGGGGCATGGTCAATCCTTCTCTTGATCAGCGCAAGGGCGCGTCGGGGTCAATTTCGTTGCTGAGCTTGTGAACGCGGTGGCCGGACCACCATGCGTGTCGGGGGCCCCAGCTGATCAGCGCGCCCTCGGGGGGATCGTCGCCGATCGGGACGTAGAACAGGAGGCGCTCGCCGCTCGGGCGGTCGACCAGCACGCGCCGCGCCGCCTGGTTGGTGTTGGGGACGGTGCCGGCATCGACGTGGACGACCCGGCCGGTGCCACTCACCGAATGCCGAGGATCGAAAGGATTGCCCGGCCGATCGTCACCGCCTTCGTCGGCTTGAGATCGGCAAGCGTGCTCTCGATCAGCTGCTTGGCGAACTGCTCGACGTCCGCCTCGACAGCCTTTACGCCGCCCTTCGCGACATAGGCGATCACTGCCGGGGTGACGGCAGCGACGGCACTAGCAAGCTTCTCGACAGACGATCCGCCGGTCTGCTCTGCCACGTGGATCGCCGAGGCTACGGCGCCCCCAAGGGTGGTGCGCTTCGCCGCAGCGATTGCCTTGTCGAGCTCGTTGAGCGCGAACTCTTCGACCGCGGCGACGGTCTTCTTGCCGAAGGGCAGCGTGATGCCGAGGATTTTCATGATGGATGCTCCTTGCTTGAACCAGAGGTGTCGGATTGGTTCAGCCGGCAGCGCGCCGCCCGGGGTGTAGGCGGGCGGCATGGTACGGCTGGCGAAATGGTTGGTGGCGGTGTGGCGCCGGCTCAGGCGAGCCGCGACAGATCAGGCCCCGGCGCCAGGACGGGTCTCCAACCGCCGAGCGCGAGCGCGTCTTGGAAGGCCGCAGCGAGCGCGGCGATCAGAGCGGCGCGATCGGTCCCGTTGATGATGCGGCGAGCTTGGGTGAACTCGGCGAGCGTCGCGAACCGATCAGTCGGCAAATAGCTCGACAGCTTCCGGCCAGTGAACCAGCCCTCAAGCATGCCCTCGACCATGATGCGCGCCGAGATCATCGGTTCGAGCGCACGATTATAATTCCGGATCAGCGTGCCCTTGAGGCCGAGCTCTGCATCCGCGCGCGCGTAATTCGCTGGCCACGTCAGCTGCACGTCGCCGCGGCCGTAGGGAACTTGGCCTGCATGGATGCCGGGAATGCCATACGCCTTCCCACGCCCACGGCCGATCTCTTCGACCGGCTGCATCTTCTGCCCGGTCTCCCAGAACGAGGTCGCAAGCCCGTAGGCGACGTAGGCGATCGGCGCGCCCGCCGCGCCGAAGGCATCGAGCTTGCACTGGATGCCCGCGAGCTGAAGCGCGTTGATGGTGCCGCCGGTGAAGAGCGGGCGAATCCGATCGTAGAACGCCTTCGGCTTGGCGAGCGCGCGCGGCGTCGCCATCGCCGGCGCAAGGGCCGTCGGCATAGATATCTCCTTTGGTCGTGATCGCTGTCTTGTTCGAGCGGAGGGGGTGCACATCTAAGGGGCGGGTCGCCTCCCCCGGTGCCCCGCGCCCCGCCTCACCCCCCAAATGGTCGGCGGGGCGCGTTATGCCTTCTTATCGATCTCGCGCAGAGTGGCGGTCATGTCGGCCGGCACTACTGGCTTGCCTGGAAGCACGGCGTCGAGCGCGTCGATCGCGCTTTGCCCCCGGCGTTTGAAAAAGCTGATGATGCCCGCGCCGATCGCGCCCGCGGACCCGCCGGTGCCGAGCGCGGCGAATAGATCAACCTGCTGCTCGGCGATCCAGACCGCGGTGACGAGCAAGGCAAGGCCGGTGACGATCCCGTCAAGCAACCAGCGCTTGGGACCGGGGGTGTCGAGAGTAATGAACAGGCGGACCATAAGGCAGGCCAAAAGCCCGACGACCATAGAGCCGGCCGGGAAGTGGTAGCCGAGGAACGACCAGACGACGGGCACCGTTAGCGGCGGTGCAACCGATACGACCCCCTCTTTCATTACCGCAGGCCGACGGCAGCAGCCGCCATCAAGAGGCTGACGAGCAGGATGTAGACCGGACGGCGAAGCTGCGGCCACCGCGAATACATATCAACGGGGATCGGGGCCTTGCGTAGCTGGTACTCGATCATTGGCTCGGCCAAGGTATGCAGCGTCATCCAGACGAAGCCGCAGCCGACAGACAGCGGATCAAGCCATCGCTTCATTTCCGCGACGCGCTCGATCGTGGCGGCATCTCCAGACGACCATGACCATAGGCTGACGGCTTCCGCTGCGCCGCGGCTTGCAACCGCGCAGCCGGCGAGAAAGATGATGATCCGATAGACGGAAACCGGGTCCGTCGGGTGGTCAATGCTTCGAGCGGCCCAGATGCGGCGCGCCTGGCGCCCGGCCATCATGATCCCGAGGCACATGGCCGCGGTCATGACGAACAGGTTCCAAGCGAGCAGCCCCGGATTATCGGCCAGCGAAGGCGGCGCCAGTGTCGCCGTCGCCTTCATCGCCTCACCGATATAGTTGCTGGTTGCGGTTGCGTTCATGCGTCAGACCCTCCTGCGACCGCTTGGGTCGCGAAGCTGCTGTTGTTCATTCGCTGATGCTCCGGTTATTCGACGACGAGGCGGGAGAGGAGGCGTCCGGCCGCGGCATGCTCCGCAATGCCGGGGTGGTTCTCGCCGTTCGAAGGGGTCAGATCCTCGGGGCTGATGCCGACGGCGCCGATGTACGAGTCGAGCAGGATGGGTCGAAGGCTGTTGAATGCTGCTCCGGCCTCGATCGCCGCCTCGCGCACCTGGTTGGAGACGTTATCCCAGTTGGCCGCGATACCGACGTTCCGCGCCCGCCATGCTCCCTGGACGATTACCTCGACGCCAATCGCCCGAAACGCCTTGATGATGCCGACCATGTTCGTGCGGGTCGGGACGGAGGGCGTCGTGTCGTTCATCGCCATGTGCAGCAGCACCGCGGTGACGCTGTTCGCCTGTGCATATGCCACAGCGGCGTTGAGCCATGCGGTCGGGGCGCCGTTCGACCACAGATCGTTGCTCGACTTCCCGCCGATGCAGAAGTTGTCGTACCAGAGGTTGGTGCCGAGGGTATGCAGGCCACGCGCCTCGATGGCCTTCACCATCTCCCAGATTGCACCGAACTTGGTGTGAACCGAACCGGCGCCGTCGTCCGCCCGCCCGATCTGGACTGCGGTATAGACCGGCAGCCCATTCGCCAGGTCTGCCGACATGTGAATGGGGCTCGTTCCACCCTCATCGGTCAGGTAGCGCCGAGCACGATCCCGATTGGCGCCATTCGGTGCGGTCGCGCTTTGCGCCCCTCCGACTGGGCCATCCAGAGCGCCGATCGAATCGCCCAGCGACATGAAGCGAAGCGGCTTGCCCGCGGCGATCGCCGCCCGCGTCCTCGGGATTGCCCGACGGAACAGTCGCCGATCCGTCTCGATCTGCACCGCGACGTCGCGGTGCACACCATCCTCGATCGCCCAGATTGCCACCGGCGTGGCGGCGACCGGCGTGGTGCGGCAGTTGAAGAGCGCAACCATGCGCCCGTCCGTCACCACGGGGATACGCTCGCCGGCGTCGTACTGCGCCTCCGCGCCCTTAAGGACGCTGATCGTTAGGTCCTCGATGTTGAGCGCGAGCACGTCGTAGCGGGTATAGGTCGCTGCGGCATCGAGCGTTTTGGTCGCCGTGAACGGCAGCATCATGCCGCTACGCGCAAGCACGCCTCGCACCGTCACCGCCCGCCCGCTCGTCACGGCAGAGGCTTCAGCGACCCGCCAGTCGTAGGTTGCGGTGAGAGCCGCCACCCGGCCGCGCAACCGGATGCCGAGCTTCGACCCAGCCCCGATCGTGCTGGTCGGCTGATATCCGGTGACGCCTTGCGCATACATGCCGCGCCGCTGCGGCTCCGTCTCGGTAGACGGCATCGACGTGACGCCCATCGCCGTGAGGTTGCGCGCCGCGGTGAAGGCGCTGACGAACACGTAATAAGCATAGCCCGCCTCGATCGCGATCACCTCGCCGATGCGGATGATGGCACGCCCGCGGGTGTTCGCAGACAGGCCGACGTCGGCGAGGGGAGAGATGCCGCTGCGCAGGACCTCATCCGTGGTCGAGGGCGACGGCGAGCCAATGTCTGGCGACGACAGCGGCCGGCGAATGATGCGCCAGCCAAGAAACGCTGCCACGTCTGCCGGGAAGGCTGGAAGGTCGATGCGGTCGACCTGCATCCCGACCGGAAGGTCATAGCCGGCATCCTGCCGGATGCCCCAGCCGGTGAAGCCGCCACCCGGATCAAAGAAGTTGGTCGAGTACATCGCGTCGCGCGTCACGGGCGCGCCGTCCTGCGCGACCTGCGGTTCGATGTCGCCGATCCGGCTCGCGAGCGACCGGCCCACCATGTTCAAGGTGTAGGAGAGCGCCAGCGTCTGATCGACCATGGTATAAGGCACCACGTCGCCCGGCCCGGCGTATTCGGAGATCGGGAAGGCCCGGCCGCCTCCATTCACTTGATAGAATGGGTGGTTGCCCGTCAGCGTGATGACGTGCGCGAAGTCGCCCTGCTCGACGGCGAGCGGCGTCGCGAGGACAACCGTTGTCGGGCCATCCCCGGTATCAGCGACAGCGAAGGATGCCTCGCAGCGAGCTTTACCGTTGGCATCGGTGAAGACGAGCTTGCCGGTCATCGGTCCATTGCGACGGATCGACACCTGGGTGACCTGGCCCGCCTGCGGTGCAGGGATGTTCAAGCCGTAGGCGAAGCTCTTCGGTAGCCCGTTACCGCTCGTCGGCGCGGTGGACCCGATCTCTTGAACCGGCAGGGCGGCCACGGCGACGCCGGTGCGCAGCAGCGCGTTAGGACCGAGCGCGGAAGATTGCGCCGCGGCAGCTTCGGCCCGCGCGACGGCCGGCAGGATGAGGTCGGCACCGTCGATCTGGATACGGACATCGTCGTTGTTGAAAGTCAGCGTTGCGCTGTTCCACGTTGGGGCCGATCCGTAAGTCGATCGGTAGCTGTCCACGCGATCCGCCGGCGCGGCATCCATGCCGTAGGTCGTCGGCAACGCGATCAGCGTTCCATAGCAAAGGCGTCGCTTGTCCTGTCCGAATATTCCGATCAGGTCGTAGACCATCGTCGAAACGTCGCCGAGCTCGCCCGAATAGGGCACCTTAGACGCGTCCTTCATCGTCGCTTCGTTGATGCGCAACGTCACTTGGCTGGTCGGGACGCCGTTCGCGAACGTTACTCCCGCCAGCCGAAGCCCTTCAGCGTTTGCGGTCGCGCCAAGCCCGAGGGCGATTGCCGCAGGCCCCGGCGTCTCTGGATTGAGGCGCACCTCCAGCCGCAACTCGACGCCCGTAAGGTCGAGTCCGTCGAAGAAGATGTTGCGGACGCAGGGGCCCGCCCGGTCTGCCGCGATCGGCAGGCAGGCTGCAGTTGCCATTCAAGTCTCCGAGAGGTCAGGTGTTGAGGTGGAGCAGCGAGTGGTTGTTCGCGGGGACGATCACTCGAAGGTCGGATCGTTCGCCTTGATGTTGTGGCTGAGGATGCCGTTCGAGACGTAGGTATGGGCGCCGGTGACGGTGATCTTGACGATCGGCAGAGTGCCAGTGACGCGGTCAGCTCCGGGAATGTCGCGGATCATCACCCACTCGCCGACGAAAACGCGGTGGTCGCCGGTCGCGCGTAGCGTCTTGCCGTCGACCGTCGCCTTCCAGACATCGTCGCTATCTGCGATTTCAACCGCCTCGACGGGGTAGAAGCCCCAGCGCAGCGTTTCCTCGTGACGCGTCCACACTCGATCGCCGACGATGATCTCGCCCGCCGGCTTCTCCGTCAGATCCGCCATCAGGATCGGCGTGTCGGTCGTCGGGCACCTTCCGCCTGGCGGTGTTGCACCGCCACCGCTCGATGGCGGCGAGCCGGCGGTCGGGATGATCGCATAGCCGATGTAATGGCGGCCGGGATGATCAGGTGACGCTCGAGCGTTGATGTCGTCGGGGTCGAGCACGTAGGTGACCGCGCCGCCGAGCCGGTCTGCATCGTCATAGCCGATGGCGCGGAAGTCGCCGGCAGCGAGGCCGCTGGCGATCGTCTTGCCGCTGACGTTCACGTCGGCATGCCCGTCCGTATAACGTCGGACATGATTGCTGATCGTGACCGTGCCATCCGCCGCGGCCGTGATCGTCAGGCCGATCGGGAACGAGGTGGAAATCGCCTGCTGCAACGCGCCGGCCGTCGCCAACTGCCCCGCGGTCACAGGACCGAGGATGCGGCGGTCACCGGTCATGCCGCGCACGCGATACCGGACGCCCACCTCGTAGCTCGTGCTAGGGGTGACCGTGCCAAACTCCTTACGGGTCACATCCGCCGGCTCAAGACTGGCAGCCGACCATCCCGCATCCGCAGCTTGCCCGGCGATAAAGGGGCGCTGCTCGAACAGCACCGCGTCAGCGCTTGGATTGCCGACTGCGCCGACGATGATGAGCGCCGGGATCGATCCGCCATTTGCCGTCAGTGTGGCGCCCGTCAGCTGCCAATCTGCCGCCGACGGCACCGCGACGGACGTGTCATAGACAATGTTGGCGGTGGGCGGAGCCACTCCGGTCTTCCCAAGCGCGAAGGCGTGCTTCGCGTCTGTTTCCGTTCGCACGGTATAGGTCACCGTCCCGGTCTGGGCGTCGAGGTCGCGCCCCATGATCATCACCTTAACGCTCCAGCCGTCCTCGGGGCTGAAGGTGACGCAATCGCCGAGCCGATAGTTAAGCCACCATGGCTTGAGCGGGATCGAGCCGGGCCCCGCTTCGCGCGCGTCCGCGACTTCATAGGTGGCGAGCTGCGTGACTTGGTCGACGTTCTGGACAAGCGGGAACGACTGTTCCTTCACCCGCTCGCCGCCATCCTGTTCAACCCAATCGGCGACCAGCACGCCCTTCGTCGGCACCATTTGCCAATCGTGTGCCTCCGACCGATAGGATGGGACCATGCCGTTGATCCGGGTCCGGCGCGGCTGCGTGCCGCTAAAACTGCTTTCGCCGACGATGTCATCGCGCGTGATCGTTGCGAGACTGACCCGCGGCGCGCGATTGATGCAGGAGATGATACCTCCCGAGAATACCGGTGTGGCACCTCCAGCCTGCAAGATGCTCTTCAAGTTGTTCCACGGTGTATCGGGTCGAGTCGTGATCTGCCCGCCTACCTTCCAGCCGCGCGCATCGTTGAGATTCGCGCCCTCAACGAAGCTGGCGACGTCGATCTGCGCAAGCGGCGCACCGATTCCGGCCACGCGGCGACCGTTGTGGTAACGACCGAGCGCCCAAGTCAGTCCGTGGAGGTGCGGATCTTCGGAATAGACATAGGTGCTCTCGTCGAGCGCGCGGCATGCGCCGCTGCCGCCGGGATAGGTGCTGTCGAGCCGCGGGTCGTAGACGAGGACGCCGCGGATAATCCATGACATCGCCGGCTCTGTCGTCAGCGTGTTCTTGCCCTTGGCATCGTAGAGCATCGTCACGAGCGTGGCGGCATATCCCGACAGCTTGTGCGCTGGCGTCCAACCCGGGAAGGTTCCGGCCAGCGGTTGCAATGCGACCGGCTCGGGCGTGCGACCCAGCTGAACGGCCTGCCAGATGCGCTGGAAGTAGTAGCCGGATGGCGTGCCGATCATTCCGCCGAGGAAGTTCAGCGTCGACTTGTTGGCGAAGGCGGTATCGATCGATTGGATCGGGCCGAGCGACAGGACAGTGACGAAATGCTCATATGGGTTGCTGCCGCCCGAACCGCGCTTTGCGCGGATGTCTCCGGCGACCAGCGTGCGGCCCATGACGTAGGGGATGCCTGCGTAGGGGTCGGCCTTCCATTTCGTCTGCGACCCGCCAGCGCTGGGCGTTGGGCTCAGCGCCTGCGCAAGAACGGCTGCGCCGGTCAGGGCGCCACCGGCGAGCAGGGTCGAAGAGATACCAAGCGTTGACGCAGTCGCCGCGAAGCTGAAGCTTGCTGACGCACCGGCTGCTACGCCGAGCCCAACGCCGGCGGTAGCGGCCGCCAGCGCTGCGGCCCCGACAATGATCGCGGCCGTTCGAACAGCCTTCATGCCACGATCCGCCAGGCGGCGAGCATCTGAACCGGCTGCACCACGATCGCGCCGACAGCATCTTCATGGTAGGATAGCAGGCGGCCATTACCGAGGGCGATGCCGATTGCGTCGAGCTTGCCGGTCGATGGCAACGAGACGATGTCACCAATGAGCGCTGCGGCCGGGGCGATCCGCGCGAAGCGAACGTCAAGCAGCTCAGCGAGGCTCTTCGCTCCCATGCGCCCGAGCGCGCGGCGCGCGCCGATCGCGGTCGAGTAGCTGCCGGCCTTCGCCGAAGCCGGCGACAAGTTCATTGCACGAAGGTGGAAGGCAAGCATCTTCGCACAGTCAAACCGCCCCCAGGCGAACGGCTGGCCTTCGAATCGCAGAAGGGTGGCCTGCGCGGCGTTCCGGCGCAGGATGAGGACGTGTTCGCTCATCAGGTCCTCTTCGTCGTAATGGAACCGACGCCGGGCACATTGGTGCGGGTTTCGATAGCGGTCAGGTCGAGCTTCTGCCCCCATGGGACATAATCTTCGACGTAGCTGACCAGCGACATCCCCAGCTCGCCCGGCCAGATTGACTGGTGATGTGCGTCAGTCATGCGGTTCGCCTCTTCCACCTGAAACAGGCGCTCAGCTGCGCTTACGGCTCGGTATTCGAGACGCCGATCGCGCGCGCCCCACTTGATCGTCGGCACGTCAAGCTCGCCGGTGAATAGGACGTATGGTGCCGACACGGCTGCGCCAGTCATCATGTCGATACATCCGATCGCGATGGTCACGCTCGAGCCCTGCACCAACGGATCGATCAGCTTGGCAAGCGCTACCTCGCCGCTTGGGATCAGCCCGAGCGACACCGAAGGCGCGCTGTCACCGATGCTGTCGGTAAGGCCCTTGATGCTGTCGAGAGCGCCATAGACCGGATCAAGGCCGACGAATTTGCGGTCGCCGACCATTAACTCGCCAGCGCCATCGAGCAGCAGCAGATCGTAGCCCGGTAGGTTTATCTCCACCGATCCAAACAGCAGCGGGCGCTCGCCGCGGAGAGCCGAGGCGAGAAGCGGGTTCAACTGACCCACGTCATCGATCCTCGGAAATCGTGATCGTGCCGAAGTCGAAATAGCCCGCCGTCTGACGGGTCCATGCCACCTCGTTACCCGACAGACTGCCCTCAATCATCGGCCGCGTAAATTCGCACACCGAGTTAGCGTCTGGAATGACGCGGAGCATTGGAAAGATCGAAAGGGCGAGCACGCCTGTCGAATTGGCAACTCCCTGCGAGGCAACGAAGTGCAGATACCGCCGGCCCTGATGCACTAGACTGAAGGCTTGCCCCATCCTCACCGAATAGTTTGGGGTGAACGACCGCAGGGCGAGCGTCATGCCAGATTGCCCGCTGTCCGATACTACTGGGCGGCCGCAGAGGCCGGGTTTGAAGCCGTCCTGGTCGAAAGGGATTAGCGCGCCGAACAGCTTTGCCAGCCGCAGCTGTGCCGAGAATATCCGCCCCTCCGGCTCTGCCTTGATGGCAGGCGGAGTGACGTCGAGAGCATGGCGCGTACCGAGGCGGGACAACGTCTGCACAGCGCCACCGTTGGGCGGCGTCAAGGAGCCGCCCCAATCGATCATGCGCGGCGCATCGATCTTCCAGCCGCTCTGCGGCCGCAGCAGGATGGGCCCGGTCATCCGGGAATCTGCGCCCAGCGCTGCTCTGCCATCTCGTCCTGCGCCATTCTGGCCCCTCCAAGTAGAGCCGCCTGAGAAAGGGGCGCCGTGATGGTCTGAACGTGCACGTCGAACAGATCGGACTTGTCGACTTTGACGTAGAAGCCCTGTTGTTGAGGTGCAGACCTCCGCCCGTTGGCAGCAGCCGGGAGACGGGGCGATCGTAGCGACGTCTGCGGCAGCGAGGGCGAAACCAGCCCTCCGTTCGCGAACTTCGGCAGGCGCTTGGAATTGAGTGCCGTCACGATGCCGCGGCCGTAATGCTCGACGGCCTCAGCGGTCAGGATGCCCTCTCCAGCCGACACTCGCGCAAGGATGCTGTCGGAACGCCCGGTGCCCGGCCCGTAGATCACGCCGCCGCCGGCGAAACCGGGCACAACACCGCCATCAGCAAAGGCGAGGCCGGCGGGGCCCCCGACCAGCGACAGGATCAGTTTCTGCGCAGCGATACGAGCGAGATCCGAAAGGATGCTGCTCGCCATCTTCTTGAAGGCCTGCCCTGCCGTTTCCGTGCCGCTGACCAGGCCAGCGAGGCCATCCTCAATGGTCCCGAGGCCGCGGGCGGCGACGTCCTCCAATGCTGCGTCCATGTCGCCAGCGGCGTGCTGAAGACGATCGCGATACTGGTCGATGGGGGAAGCGGTCTGCCGGGCGAGCTGTGACCGCTCTCCCGCATCTTGAGCAGGCAGCGCCGCGAGCGAGCGCTGGGCGCGCAACACATCGGCTGGGTCCTTCGACGTGTCGCGGACGCGCTCAAGAGCCTTCCGGCGCAGTTCCTGCTCGGTCGCGAGAATGTCGAACGCGATCTGCCGGCGCTGGCGGTCGGTCGTTGCCAAATCCTGGCCGATCCGCATCAGCGACAGGCGTGATTGAAGGTCGTCCTGCTCGACGTCGTAGCGCTGCTCGATCTGGCGATTGGCACGATCAAGGATCAGGTTTCGGAGGCTGGCCGTGCGAGCCTCTTCGTTGAGCGTCGAGAGCCGAGTTGCCTCGCTATCGCTGATTTTCTTTGTCGATAGTTGGCCAGCGATACGAACCTTCTCGGCATTGGCCTGCGCGTTGATATCCGATTGAGCGAGGCTTTCCAGTTCTTCCTCGCTCGTCGCATGCCGACCCTTGGCTTCGATCAGGCGACGTTGCGCTGCGCGCTCCTGCTGCGCGAACGAGATATCGTCGTTGATCAGCTTTACGCGTGCGCGTTCGGTCTTGATATCAACCGACTCTTGGCTCGCCCCCTTCTTGCCGAAGGCGACGTGGTAGATGCGCTGGGTCGGCTCATCGAGCAGCTGCCGGATCGCGACGCCCTGCTTGGCAAAGGCGGCGCGGATCGACGCGATGCTGATACCGGGACCGTAGGCGACGTCGACCGCCTGTCCGCGTTCGTGATCGCTGGTGCCGGGCTTGGCGACGGGGCCGATATGACGGCCCGCGAGCTTATCGGCGTAAATCTGCCGCTGCTTTTCGGGCGAGCGATAACCGTTGGTCACGCGCCCGCCGATGCTCGCGATGATGCTGGTCGCCTCGGCGACACCGACGTCACGACCGACCTGATTATTGTTCGGCTTGGCATTGGCGAGACGCTGGCGATCCTGCGCCGCATCAACCGCCGCCTTCTTCTCGGCTTCCAACGCGCGCAGTCGAGCGGCAGACTCTGTGCCGACGATCTTCCCAAGGCGGGCCTGCTCACGCTGCTCGCGCTTCAGCGTGTTGATCCGGTCGTCATACGCCTTCGTCACGGCACGGACCGGGTCGATCGACACCGCCGCGCGCTCGGCCGCAAGGTCGACGCGAGTGACGTTCAACTGCCGCTGGGCTTCGGCGACCGCAGCATCCGCCGCCGTGCGCTCCGCACGCAGCTGGTTGACCCGATCGCTCCGGCCTTGGTTCTGCAACGCAGCCGCGCCCGTGGTGGCGCCCGTGATGTTGAAGCTTCCCAGTTCCGCTTCGGCGTCGGCCAACCGCGCCGCCGTTCGCTGCCGGATAGCGAGCGCCTCGTCGCGCTTTGCCCGCGCCGCGATGTTGGCGCGCTCGGCGGACGATCGTTCGCTGTCGGCGGTCGCCTTCAGCGCCTTATCTTGATCCTTGAGCGCCGCGGTCAGCCCCTCGACGGTGCCGGCGAAGCGAGCCTTTGCGCGCGCCGCGACGTCGCTTTCGACGGCATCCTTCTTCAGCTTGTCGACCGCATCGTCAGTCGCGTCGCCGAAGTCGAGCAATCCCTTCGTCAGCGGCCCGAGCACCAAGAGGCCGGCGGTGATCGCAAGCCCCCAAGGGCCGATCATGAACCGGGCGACCGATCCCGCCTTGCCCTCGATGTTCGCGAACTGCCCGGCGAGCTGGCCGCCCTGGATGGCGACGACTTGAAGAACGTTCGCGCCCATGCTGATCTGCGTGAAGGTGTCCTGCACCTGATAGGACGTGCCCTGCATCGCATAGCGGAGAGCGTTGGTGTTGGTGGTCAGCGCGTTCGTGCCGGCGCCGGCCCCGGCAACCGACTGAGCATGCGCGTTGAGGTTGCCGCGGGCCAGCGCGACCGCGGCGGCATATTCGCGCTGATGAAGGACGCCGGCCGCAAGAAGGGTGTCGGCGCGGTTCATCTCGTCGTCAAAGCGCTTCTGCGCGAGGAACATGGGATCGAGCTCGGCGCGGACAATGTCAGCCGCCGCCGCAAGAGCGCGCTGGCTTCGCGCGGCCTCATCCGTGCTAGCGGCAAGTTGCCGCTCCTGCGCTACGGCCTCGGCAATACGCTGATGCTTGGTGACGAACAGATCCGTGGCCTCGGCGCTCTGCCGCAGCTCGATCTCGACGCGTTCAAGCGCCCCAGCCTCGGCCAGTAGCGCCGCCGCCTTCTGCTCGGCCTCGATCCGCGAGGCGTTCGTCGCCTGGATGAACAACCGGGTTGCTTCGGAGGTGTCACGCTCGGCCAGTGCCGCGCGCTCCGCCGCTTCGCCGATCAGGGCGAAGGCACGGGCTTGATCCTGCGCCGCCGCCGCGCCGGCTCGAATATCTTCGGCGCCGAGATTGATCCCGCCTTGGATCGTGGGCCCCTTGATCGCCGTCGAGGCAAGCCGCTGCACCTGGCTGAAACTGGCCTCGAACGACCTCTGCGTGCGCTCGGCGGCATTCTCCGCCAACGATGCGAAGGCGCCGAAACGCTTCCCCATGTTGTCGATCGAGCCTTCGACGTTCTCCGCCATCTTGGCGGCGCGGCGCTCGAAGCGATCGAGCGGCTGCTCGCCCTCGGCGAGGTGACGGCGCAGCAACTCAGTTGCCGCGTCTACCTGCAACAGGAGGCGTTCGGTTTGATCGGCCATACGCCCCTCCCCAGTGCCGAACGCCGTTAGGAGAAGCCGCCCCTACACGGGGCTAGTGGCCAACTTCCGCACGGACTTTCCGCGTAATTTCATTGCCGAAACAGTGCCGCATCAAACGAGGAAGAGAATCATCTTCCCCGGTGTTGATGGCGACTTCGTGCGAGCTGCTGTCGTAATAGAACATCTTGAAGCCGGTGTAGGCCCCATACAGGTTCTTCGCGTTCATCTCTCCAGACACCATATTGGGCTGTGAGCAGCGCGCGACATCCTTGAACTGTACCGATGCTGGGTCGAGGCTTTTGGCCGCCACCGCATCTTGCGCCTCCTGAAGAAGCTTATCGCTGCATCCGGCGAGCATGAGACCTATGCATATAGGCGCGTATAAAAAGCGGGTCATACGCGCACATTATCGACTTGCTGCCCTAAAAGGTAGTTAAGCCTCGACCTTGTTGGCGCGCTCGAACGCCTTCATCGCGGTCCAGAACTCGACCGGCGTGCAGCTCCAGAACTCGGCCGGCCGCCATCCCAGCAGGACGACGGCCGTGCCCATCAGCCGTCGACGGGGGCTTTCTCCGTCGTCGTCGTCTTCTTCGCCGACGGCTTCATTTCCCCCGCGGAGTCATACCCGCCCGTCACAGCGAGCGAGAGCATCGCCGAGATGGTGCGCAGCGCCGAATGCAGGCCGGCTTCGCTGTCGACGATCAGCCGCGAGATACGGGTTGCCGTCGCGCCCGCCGCGCCCTTGTCGCCGATGTCACGACCCCAAGCGCGGATGCAGGCCGTCGCGATCTGCGCCACTTCCGACAGCTTCAGCTTGGCGTCGATGGCGGCGCGCGCGAGGTCCACCAGTCCGCGGTCGAGCGTCTGCTCGATTTCATTCAGTGCCTCAAAGGTGGGACGGAGGACCATGTTGGTCCCGTCGAGGATCAGGGACAGTTCGCCCCGATCCTCGTTGGCGGGTGCCGAGATGTCGGCATCGCTCACTTCGCGTCGCCCTTATCGGTCGGCTTGGCGGCCGGCGTCGGGGCGGGAGCGTAGAGCTTGCCGATCTCGGCGATGGCGTCGGGATCGCTCGCGATCTCCTTGGCCAGATCGCCGACGGTCATATCACCCGGCTCGGCGAGGAACGGCATCAGCGCGCGCGCGGCGAGCCCCGGCCCGGAGTTGAGCAGGGATTGCGCCTCGCGTTCGCCGTGGCCGGTCGATGCGATCAGCAGCTCGTCGAGGTTCGACGGCTTGCTGGTCTTCAGGTCTTTGCCGTTGATCTTGATCATAGCGACCGATCCTTATGCGAGGGTGTCGACAGTCGGCTGCGACGCCGGCTGAAGGGTGACCGGCGTCTTGACGCTCGCGCCCTGGTCGAAGCCCGAGCTATCGAGCGACGTGTACATCGAGCACTCGAACACGACGTCGGTCGTGGCGAACGGCTTCTTGCGGATCTGATAGACCTCGGCCGCATTCGACTTATCGAGCGTCTCCATGCGGGTGTAACCGTTGGAGTCGGGCAGATCGGGCGTAATGTCCTGCTTCACGGTGATCGTGCGCAGCCCCGGAATCTGGGTGTCGACGCCCTCCTGATCCTTCGTGGCATTGGACGAGAAGCCCTTGCCGCGATCGATGCTGAGATTGCCCTGTCCGGCGGGCTGGTTGAACGTGCCGGCCGTGGTCGACTGGATGAACAAGCGGTAATCGCTGCCGAGCTTCTTCGCCATGCGTCTTCTCCCATGTGAAAAGCCGCGCAGGCGTAGCGCGGCGGAGGTTGGTGATCAGAAAAGGGGTGTCAGGGCGCCAGCGCGAGGACGCGGAAGGTCGTGATGCCGGAATAGGTCGAACCATCCTCGGCCAGCACCGCATCATCGTCCTCGAAAGCGAAGCCGAGCGTCCATCCCTCGCGGGTGAAGGTCTGGCCGTCCAAGGCGTCTTCGATCTGCTCTTGCAACGCCAATAGCGGCGCCCGTTCGTCAGCCTCGGCCAACGAGATGATGCTGACGGTGACGGCGCGATCGGCGTCGTTGCCTTTGGTGGCCAAGCTCGACGACTTCATGTCGCCGATAATGACGAGGTCGCCGGCTGCGTCCTCGGGCGCATCCTGATAGACGGTCGCGCCCGTGATCACCTCCGCGAGGCGGTCATACGTCTCGATCTCGACCAGAGCTTTCGCCTTGCTCATTCGCCACCCCCGATTTTGGTCAGGCTGCGCGCGAAGATGCCGCGCAGGTTCTGGTTCAGCGTTCGGCGCAGATCGGGGTAGCTGCCCGTAACGAAGCGCTTCCCCTTCATCGCTCGAACACGCATCTGATAGACCGTCGTGAGCTTCGCGCTCTTGCCGCCGCCGCGGCCCGACTTGAACCGGTCGACGTCGAGCGCCCGAGCGCCGCGACGATACCGACGGACGGACACAATCTGCTCCCGCCGTCCCAAATCTTGGATGCGACCGTAGAAGAGGCCGGCGCGCTCAGCCTTGCTGCCGATGAGCCCGATTTGCAGGCGAAGAGACGTTGGCAGGACTTTGCTCTTGATCCCCGCTCGCAACGCGCCGCGGCGGTTCGGGGTCTTGGCGAGCACGGCCTGCACCATCTGGCGGCCGGTGACGTAAAACTCGGCGATGATCTCGCCCCGAACGACGCCAGGCAACCGGCGGAGAAGGCGGCGGAAGCGGGCGATGCCCTTCGGCTTTCCATTGGCCATCAGGTCGCCACTCCGCTTTCACAGGTCATGACGACGCTGGCTCGATCGGTGCTGGGCGGTGCCGTGCGGATATTCAGGACCACGCCGCCCCAGATCAGGCGATTGGCCGGCACCAAGCCGGCGCGGCAGCGCATCGTGACACGGTAAAGCTGGGTGGCGCGGTTCACGCCAAGCGTGAGGGCCTCGTCGCCGCGCAGCGGCAGAACCTCAGCGGCCACGTCGCGAGCGAGGTCGCGCCATTTGTCTTCGCCGGGCGCGGGCTTCCGGCCACCCTTGTTGTTGTCGACAAGGTTCGGTTCCTGAAGGGTCACACGCTGGCGGAGGCGGCTCGATAGCCCCTTTCCAACGGCCATCAGATGCGTCGCAGCCGAAAGGGGTTGCAGATGCGCTTCGCTGCCCGCTCCGCCTTCTCGAACACGTCGCCGCCCTCGCGATCGGCGTCATAGGCAGCGATAAGGATTAGCATGGCACGCTTGAAGGCGCGCGGGACGGCGCTGGCGTTGGCATAGCCGGCATTGATCGTCACGGTGAACGACTGTGCACTATCGCGAAACGGCCAGAACAGCCCGGTAGCAGGAAACACACGGGCGGGACGGCGAGAAAGGTCGAGACGGGAGCCCGGCACAGCAACAGGCGTCCCGTCAGCAGCGGAATAGGCGATGCCGGGGATGGCGTCTGCGGCGATCGGCCACGCTAGCAGCTCGACGGGCTTAAACCCGGAGACGTGCTCGGTGACCTCGCGTTGATCGAGGATATGGCCGGTGAAATCTTCGACCCATGCGGCGGCATCGGCGATGAAACCGGCAATTTCATCGTCCTGCGAATCGTCATCAGCGGCAAGGCGCAGCTGACGACGCGCTTCCTCTAAGGATACGGGGAAGGGCATGGGTCGCCTCGCTCGCAGGAGGGTGCTGGCGCCGGCAGGGGGCGGCCGGCGCCAACGGGGTTCAGGCGTTCTGGCCCGAAAGGTTCTTCGCGACCGCTTCCTCGTTGCCGAGGTGCGGATCGTTGAAGTCGATCTGGTTGGCGATGACCGGCTGGCCCTTGCGCGGGTTGTTGTCGACGGCCGGATGATCGACGTCGATACGATCGACGATCTCCGGTTCGATGAACGCGCCGCTGGCTGCGACGGCCGTCGCCGGGGTCAGGGTATCCTCGGTCATGCGGGCAGTGTCGGACACGCCGGGGACTTGCGAGGGGGCGATATCGGTCGTGTCGACCGTCTTCTTGGTGGCAGTCATATCGGTAGCTCCCAGAGCATGGGGCTGGCACCGCCAGCCCCGTCAGGATCAGGCTGCGGCGCCGATCTTCAGCGCACGCATGGCCGTCGGGTTCTTCACGCCACCACCAACGCGCTTGGTCGTGTAGAAGAGGACGAAGGGCTTGGCGGTGTACGGGTCGCGCAGCACGCGAACTCCGGTACGATCGATGACCTGGTAGGTCTCGACCATGTCGCCGTAGAGCGCCGCGACGTTGCCAGCCGCGACGTTCTGCATGCCGGGCATGTCGACGACCGGCTCGCCGGCGAGCGTCGGCGGTACGCCGAGCGCGAGGCTGGGCTGCCACAGATAGGCACCATCCGAGGTCTTCAGCTTGCGGAAGGCTGCCTGCGACGCGCGGTTCATGAAGAACTTGGCGTTGGGCAGGAACTCCGCCGGCAGATCGGCCTGGAGGTCGAACAGCGCATCAGCGGTAACCGCGGCCGCTGCACCCGACATGAGCGCGAGGATCGCGCCGTAGGGGTGCTTCGCCGCATTGCTGCCGCCGGTGACGTAGGTCAGCACGCCGTCGGGCTTGTTCGAACCGTCACCCGACAGGAAGGCGACGCCCTCCTGCTTGTCGAACTCGGTCGACACCTCGTCGGCAAGCCACGCCTCGACGTCGATTTCGGCGTCATCGAGCAGACCCTGCGATGCGGCCGGGTTGGCGTAGATCTCGCCCATGGTGAAGCCGAGCGAGGTCAGGCCGGGCGTGGTCGTCTGCGGACGAGCGGCGGTTTCGCCGACCCAGCCAGAACCAACGATGCCGTCCGAATAGACCTTCTTGAAGCCCGAGCTGCTGATCGTGACGACCGAGCTGTTCTGGCGCATTGGCGAAATCACCTTCTGGCGCTTGCTGATCGAGCGATCCCACTCGATCGGCGCCAGATAGCCGCCCTCGCCGTCGGTCTTCGTTGCCGCGGCACGCAGCTCTTCCAGCTTCGAGGTCGGCGCGCCGCCCTTGAAGTATGCCTGGAACTGGCTGGTATATTCCGGGTCGCGCGGCTTTTCGCTGTCGTGGCCATCGCCCAGCGCCGCCGCCAGATTGACGCTCTCGACCGCAGCCTGAAGCTTGTCCAGCTCGGCCTCGATCTTGCCGAGCTTGTCGGTGGTGACGACATCCGTCTTGCCGGCCTTGATCTCGGTCAACTGCTCGGTGTGCGTCGTCTTGAATGCTTCGAACGCCGTTGCGAGCGCCTCGATGCTGTCGATCTTCTTGGGCTGGGCCTCGGCGCGCACGGCGATGAGGCCCCGGCCCGTCACGGCAGTGCCGCGCAGGTTATGGATGGTCTTCATGTCTGTTCCTTCAGACGGTGAGGGCATTCAGGAGCGCGGTGAAATCCGGCTCCGGTTCATCGCCAGCGCGAGGCGTGGCAGGGTCGGCAGCGTTTCGCGTGCCCATCGCGCGGTACAGATCGCGGCGCGCGGAACGCGGCACGTCATGCTTCGCGAGAAACTTGTCGAGCGAGGCCTTGTCGGTCGGGAGGTCGTCGGCAGTCGCATAGACCGGCATCTGAGCCTCGCGCTCCATCAGCGCATCCGCCAAGCCTGCGTCGATCGCTTCCTGCCCGCGCAGAAATACGTCCTGCCCGGCGATCAGCGCTTCGAACTCGGCCACCGGGCGCCCCGATCGGGCGGAATAGGTCTCGCACATCGCAGTATCGATGTGCGCTAGCGTTTCCCAAGCGTCCCGCATCTCCGACTTGGTGCCGAAGAACAGGCCGCGCGCTTCGTGGATCATAATTTCGGCATTGGCGGCGATGACGATCTCGTCACCCGCCATGGCAATCACGGACGCGGCCGACGCGGCGATCCCGACGACTTCGACCCGCACCGACGCATCATGCCGGCGCAGGAGGTTGTACGCGGCCACGCCCTCAAAATAGTTGCCGCCGGGGGAATTGATCTCGACGGTGATCGGCTTGCCAGCAACGGAACGCAGCGCACCGGCGATCCGGGCCGTAGTGATGCCGCCGCCGTCGCCGTCGTCGCCGATATAACCGAAGATCGAAATGGTCGGGCGTTCGGACGCGAGCGCGGTGACCTCGACCTTCTCGAAGCCGGCGGCCAGCGCTCGGGTTTCGAACTTCCAATCGGACCCGGAGCCGACGTTCGCGATCTCGGGAGGACGTTCAGCGGCGATCACCGCGAAAAGGCTATTTCGGTTCATCTTGATCCTCCACGATTTCGGCAGCGGTGGTGCCGGTGCGCGGCGCCAGACCATATCCGTCCGGGTGCGGGTTCATATCGAGCGCATCACGCGCTTCGTTGGCTTCCATGAACGGCTTGCCACCGCCCGAGCCGAGCGCGCGCGACAGAAACTCGCCCTGTTCCTTGAGCGAGCCGCGCAGCAGCGCGCGCTCGTTGAACTTGGCGTACAGAATCGTGCCGTCGCGCGACCGCTGCTCCTGCCGGGTGAACAGCCGCCAGATAGCCTCTTCCCAGATGACGAACCACGGCAGCAGGCAATAAGTGACGAAGTAGAGGCCCAACTGCTGGATGCCGGTGCCCCAAGCCGTCTCGTCGAACATCAGGAGGGGCCGCGGCACGCCAGTGAAGCGCGACCCTTGCTCGGCCTCGTTCTTGCGAAGTTCGACAAGCTGGTTGTCGCGGGCTGAGCCAGAGAATGGCTTGGCTTCCATGCCGCCTTCCAGCAGCATGAACTCGCCCGTTGCGTCGGCGCCCGCATAGTCGTCGCGAAGGCTGTCTTTCAGACGACGATATGCCTCGTCGCTAAGCTCTTCTTTCACCTGAAGCGCGCCGCCGGCCATCATGCCCTTGGTCAGCAAGTTCGCCATCGCCTTCTCGGCGAGGTGAGCAAGGCCGATCGTGTCGGCCGCGACGTCGAGCAGCCCCAGGCCATTAAGCCCGTCTAGGGACACCGGCGCGCGGAAGTGGAATACGTCGCGCGGATCAAGATACTCCGCCCGTCCGCTCTTGGGCTGGTGCTTGAAGCGGATTGTGCCGCCGCTCCACTCCTTGGTGACGGTCTTCCGCGGGAATGGCACCAGCGACTGGACCTCGCCGTTGAGGCGAACGACACGCGCGTACGCGTTGCCGTCGAACAGGGCCGCCAACTGCATGAAGCTCTTGAACTCGCTGGGCGACATCGCCCCGTTGCCAAGAGGATCGAGCTTGAACACGCGATAGAGCGGATGATCGACCGCCTTCTCGGTCGTGCCGTCCGGCTTGCGCCGCATAACCGAGAGCGGCAGCATCCCCATAGAGCCCGAGATCAGCGACGTGCCGCGGTAGAATACCGAGTTGCGCATCGCCATCCGGTCACTGACCGAAACGCCCGTCATCCCCTCGCGCCCACCCTTCAGGAACGCGCCCAACACGGGATCGTCGGGGTTCTGCAGATCGTGCACGGCATAGGCGTAGACCTGCCGTGGATCAGTCGCCTGCTGGCGGCGGGCCGCGGCGCGCAGCAGGCCTTGGCTCGGCCGGTAGCCGTATGGGACGAGAGATGCCATCCGGCCTCCTTATGCCCGCCGAATGCCGCGGGATTCGTAGACCGACTTCTTCTTCGGCTTCGCCGCGGCAGTGGCTGCCCCGACTGCCATGGCGATCGTCACCATGCCGTCGATCCGGCCGCGCGACTTTCGCTTATTGAACATGCGATTGTGCAGGCCGTCCGCCTCAATCACCGCATTCGCCGCGCAGCTATAGGTCACCGGCGATTCATCAATGAGCAGCTTACCGTTGAGGATGTGATCTTCCGTTCGGGTGATAGAATGCGGCATGCACAGCTGCTGATCTTCGAACATAATCCGCGTACCCTGCGCATGCTTGACGATCTTCAAGCCTCGCCCTTCGGGTTTGCCTGGCCCCGCCCACAGCCACCATTGCAAGCCGACCTGATCGCATGCGTCGGTGAACGAGGACAGGAAGGCAGGGTCGACGACCAACGCCTCGACCTCATGGTCGGTAAGCTGCCGCTGCACCTGCGCCGCAACGAACGTGTAATCGATCGTCGCACCGGGCGTGGCGGTCAGATACTTATCTTCGACCCAGTCGAGGTAGGGCGCCTTGTCTTCGTCCGCGCGCTCTTCCAGCCCCTCTTGCGTCGTCCAATACCAAGTCTTCACGGCAACGAGGTCTTCGGGAAGCTCCCAAGCTTGCGAAAGGGCGGTGAGATCGTTTTTCTGTGACAGATCAAGGGACAGCCACGACTTACGCCCCCGCATTGCTCGCGAATCGACGACACCTTGGACCGCAGCCCACTTGTCTTCGCTGATCCAGAAATCCGCCGCGGCGCTGTCGATGCCAAAATAGAGACGCTTGACGCTCGACTTGGTCGACGGCCGCAGCTTGGCGGAATTGACCGTCTCGCGAATATTCTCAACCGGGAACGTCTCGCCGAGGGCGGGCAACGACTTCTGCCATGCGAGCTCGTTCTCGAAAATCGTGTCCCGGTCGCCCTTGTCGATGCGGGCGATGAACGCGAACGCGGTGTCGTCTTTCGCCTCGCCCTTCACTATCGCTTGATAGGTGTCCGAATAGGACGTGCCGACGT